GGCGCGCCCGCGGGGCGGGCCCCGGCGCCAGCCACCACCACCGGAAACGCCGCAGCCAGACATACGGCGACCCCGAACGGCACAGCCCCTCGAACGTCATCGACGTGTGCGGCACGGACAACAGCACCGGATGCCACGGATGGATCCACCGGCACCCCGAACAGGCCCGAGCATTGGGCTACCTGCTCAAAAGCTACGACCCCGAGCCAAGCACAGTGCCCGTGTACAGCGTCCGGCGCGGCTGGATACTGCTCGACACCGACGGCCAATGGCATTCATGCCCGCCGCCCGAGGGCATGCCCAACCACCCGCAAACCAACCGATAAAATCAGCAGAAAGGAACACTCATGATCAACGCCTACGCGGTCACCGTGCCCGGCGAACTCGACAACGTGGACTTCACCCGAGAGGACGGCACCAGCGTGACCATGCTCATCCCGCCCGATATACCGGTGAGCACCAGGACAATCATCATCCCGCAGGGCTTCACCCGCGAGGAAACCCGAACCATCCAGGGAGCCATCGTTCAGGCGCTCGCCGGAAAGGAGAAGACGCTATGATCCCCGAGAAACCCGAAGCCCTGCTATGGATGGACGTGGAGACCACCGGCCTCGATGCGAACATGTGTTCGATACTGGAGATCGGGTTGCGCTGCACCAGCCTGGACGCCATGCACGAATACGGGCGGTTCGAGGCCGTGGTGCACATCGGCCGGGAGACCCTGCTGACCGTGCAGCCCTCCGCCCTGGAACTGCATCTGAACAACGGTCTGCTCGCCCAATGCGAATCCTGCGACCCGCTGGCCAACTCACCCAGGGTCATCGCCGAACAGGCCCTCCGGTTCATCCAAGGCATGGCCACCACGTACACCCTGCACCCGGCCGGCACGAACATCAGCCGTTTCGACCTGCCCATGGTCGAACGCTTCTGCATGACGGGATTCGGAGAACTGCTGCACTACCGCATGCTGGACGTCACCGCACTGCGCCTCGCGGCCAAAGCCTGCGGCCAAGACCCATACCAGCACCGCATGAAGCCCACGCACCGCGTCCACGACTGTTTGGACCGGGACATCAACGAATACCGGCACTACCTCACACTCATGACGCCACCGGCGCTCGCGGCAAAGGAGGACCGGTCATGAAGCCACGCTGCATCATCTGCCGCAAACCCGTGCCCGACCATCACACCCGCTGTGTCAAACACTGGCTTGACGAGCAAGACCAATGGATGGAGGACGACCAACCAGCCCGCGAACATTGCACACCACGAAGGAGCCCACTATGAGCTGCACGGCACGAATCTGGACGCAAGACCAACTCGAACAGGCGCTCGCGAGCGCCTGCGTGCTGGAGGGCGTGAGCATCCTGCACCGTTTCCAGCAAGCGGATAAGGACCGCCGCAACCTCAAGGCAGTGGTCAAAACCATGTACGAGACCACTGGCATGCCGACCATCGTGGAGGACGACGATGAGTGACCTCACCCAACAAGCCCTCACGGCGCTCGCCGACGCCGGACTAGGCAACGAGTCGGCGGCCGAGGCGTTTGTGCTCGGCTACCAGGCTGGCTATGACGCGGCGCTCACTCTGGCCATCAGCATCGAAACCCACATCAACTCGAATGAGCCCACGGACGAGGAAATCGAGACCTGCGCCCGAGGATTCTTCCAGGGCACCCCCGGCCCCACCAACTGGGACGACTGCAGCGAAGTCTCCAAACAGGCATGGCTACAAGCGGCCAAAAAGGGGCTCGCACCCGTCCACGCCATGAAAACGAAGGAACAACAATGAACGAGAACACAACCCTCACCGACATCATCGACGCGGCGCTCGCCGCCGGATGCCAGATCAGCGTGACCATCACTCCCAAAGACTTCTACAACGAATCACAGGAGCCGGAGGAATGAACGTGAGCGAAAGCATCGACTGGCGGCATGCCAAGCCATGGGAGCTGGACCTGCATCGGTTCATCGCCATCACCAACAGCGGACAGACGCTGGATGGCTGGCTCAAATACTTCCCGCGCGCCTACGGCTACTGGACGATCCAGGACAGCGACTTCTTCACCGACATCTTCCGACCCGACCCAATAGACAAGACAATCAGCCTCTACACGGGCGCATTCAAATCCATCAACGTCCTCAAGGAGACACGGAAACCATGCAAAGAAAGGACAGCGGAATCATGACCGGCAGGACAAGACAGGAGCAAGTCCAACGCATGCATCGCAACGGCTACACCGCGCTTGAAATAGCAGGCCAGCTCAACATCCCTCTGCCCGAAGTCATAGCCGTCATCGGCAGGTAACCACGGGAAAACAAGCCGGCTCCACCCGATACCGGCTATGAGGACATTCCGCTGTTCTGAAATAACGAAACCCTCCACCAACGGCGGAGGGCATGTCTGCAAACAACCAGTGTAGCCGACGTGGAGGGGATTCGTGAACTGCCAGAACTGCAAAACGATAACCGAAGAGGGATATTCACTGTGCGAGTCATGCGAACTGCGTTTCGCCGGCACGCTCCTGCGACTGGCGCGCGACGTCACGCCGTTGCATGACTCGTTGGACGCGACCCTGCATCCGGGCGGGCATTCGCCCACGCGAATCCAGACCGCCACTCCCCCGACTCCAATCAGGCTCGACGTGCTCGACCTGATCGACATGCTCGACGCCACGGCCCGTGAACTATGGCGTTGCCTCGACGGCATCGACGCCTTGGACTGGCGCAAAGACAAACGCAACGAGGATCTGAAGGCCACGCTCATCGCATGCGCAGGCCACCCCAGGCTCGCCACGTTCGCGGACGCGGGCTTCTACATGCACGTCGTTGACGGCATCGCCCGCAAAGTCGATGCTGCGCTGGACCCGCCGGAGCAACGCCGCGAGATAGGAACCTGCGAACTATGCGAGACCATGCTCACCGCTGGGGCAGCAGACCAGTGGGTGACATGCCCGGTCTGCGGGAGGGAACAGCGAGCGCAGACGGTTAAACTGCGTAGGCTCAAGACGTTGTGTTGGGATGATTCCAGGCGCGGGTCTGCGGCTGAGATAGCCAAGGCGTTCACGGACGCGGGAATCACCGTCAAAAGGCATACGCTCACCGTGTGGAAATCCCGAGGCAAGCTTGATGTCACGCCCCAAGGCATTTCATACAGCAGCGTCTACCGGCTCGTCATCAGTGGCGGACTTGACAAAGAGCTGACTGTGACCGCATAATGTCAGTGGATTAGTGTCGAAAAACCCAGCTCATGTGGCTGGGTTTTCGCGTATCTATGCTTTGTTTTTGCGTGGTCTCCCCCCTCCGACACCACGTCCCGGACGTTGAGCGTTCCATTCATCGATGGTCTCAGGCAACCAGCCGCGCGTGCGCCCTATCGTGGCGTCGGGCTCAGGGAGCTTGAGGTTGAGCAAGCCGCCACTGGTGATGCCAAGGCGTTCTGCGACCTGCTTGACGCCGAGATATTCAGTCGCCATTGCTTGCCCTTCCTGCCAGATAACCCAGCACGCCCGAGCACATTCCGAACACACCTGCCGGTACGCTCTGGGATGCGATGGCCAGCGCGAGGCTGACGACTCCGAACATGAGTGCGATGATTCCTATCTTGCCGTTCATGATGTTCCATGGAATAGTTGGGAGTGGAGCCGTGGCTCTGGATAGTACGATTATCCGGAATCCACGGCTCTTGTTACCGCTTGCGCCGTCTGTTCAGCGGCTTTCGCGGCTTGCTCTTCGCAATCAATGCGACGGCCACGGCGGCGATGGGTGCGAGTGCCGCACCCAATCCGGAGAGGAACTCCCCGATGGCCTTGAGCAGCTCCGCGATCTGTTCCATGTTCACCTCCTTTCCTTGGCTGACATATCTATAGTAACACAATAACTATAGATATGCAAGCCGAGGACACCAAGACACGCCAACGGACACAATGACTGCGAGGCACACATGAGCTGGCGAGTCTGCTCGACACCCGGATGTCCGAACCTCATCGAGACACCGGCACGCAAATGCGACGCCTGCACCCGAGCCCAACGGGACCGCACCCGTACCCGTGGACGCAACCCATACAACACCAAGGGACATCAATCGTTTCGCAGGCAGGTGCTCGCACGAGACCCATACTGCACATGCCCCGGCAACCCCGAGCATGGAGGCTGCGGCAAACACAAAGGGCTCTGCGGCAATCCAAGCACAATCGCGGATCATTATCCATACGAGCGAATCGAACTCATAGACATGCGACTCAATCCGAACGACCCGAAGTTCGGACGAGGATTGTGCAAGCAATGCCACGACGTGAAAACCGGCAGAACAAGACCAGCAGGCTTCAATACCGAACAGTAAAAAACAATCGGCAGCCGCATATCCTTGCAAAAAACGATCGGCGACACCTAGGGGGGTGGGGTATCGACCACCCCTGCCTGAACGCCGGTGAGCTGTCT